CTGATGATTGGGGCCAGACTGTATTCGTTTGTATCCTCCATCGTGATTGTAATTGTTTAGTGGTACGTATCCCACTGTCAGAGCCTCTCGATTTTGTAATTCTACTGTTCTCCGGGCAGCCTTATCCAGAACCAGCCTATGTCCGTTGGCGTAGCTATAAACTTTAGCTTGCTCATATACTTATGAATTGTAGATACATTGTGCGCTTTAGTCGTATAAATAACTATTGTTTCTCTTTTGTCTATTTTTGAAATAGTTTTATTAAAAGCTTTCCATAAACTTGTAATGCTTTTGTAGCCGCGTCGAGTTTTGTTGTTTTTGATTTTTTTTGCTCTTTTATTTTTTCTCCCAGCATACCAATCGTTCTGTGCTCGTTTAGCTTTGTAAATACAACAACCTACGTTCCAAGTCTTAGGTTCGTATTCTTCCGCATAGATCGCTAACCATTCATCGCCCAGCTTCTCTCTGTATGTAATCTTCTTAGAGTGTTTTAGTCGCATAAAAAAAGAGGAAGGCTTAGTGCCTCCCTCCCCTATTTACTTACCGATCACGTTAGGCCGGTTTCGATCAGAAGTCAATCCCCAACTTCTCGGCTTGCTCAGCCGTCAGCTCAACTGCCTTCTTGTTCGACTTCGTAGGGATTTCCGGGGGTTCCGATTTCTCTACTGCCGCCGAAGCGAGGCGTGGAGCATCAGACGCACCGGAAATACTTGCAGACTCGCCTGCCGGATTAGCCGCCAAGAAGCTGCGTTTGATCTCGGCGTGATCGGTTCCCAACGGCAGTTCCACAAGGTTGCTGCCAGGAATATGCGAACGGAGAGCAGCAGGAAGCAGCTCGCCTCCTTTCTCCTTCAGCCACGTTCCAACGTCTTTGATCAACTCAGTCTCTTCATCCGTAGATGCAGGACGATCCTTAAATTCAAGAGCGTTGTAGTTGATCTTGTTACCATCTTGACCCGTCATCGGGTCTCGCTCACTGAAGCTCTTGGTAACAAACTTTGTGCTAGTGATTACGCCAGCACAATTGATGCGATTGTTGTAGAGGTTCTGGAAGTAAGCGATGAAGTTCTTCTGGGAAGACTTGCCAGAGATAATCGTCGTTGTGACGCAGCGTGGCGGAAGAAGACGATGCTTCGGCGTCACACCGATGTAAGCAATCCGAATGAACTCCTCGCCGTTCCGCATACCCAAGTTTCCGAAGAACGGGGTAAAGCCAAGCAGGATAAATTCAATCGGAATACCGTTGTCGTTTGCGTCGACAATGGCAGCTTCAGAGTCGACATCAGATTTCCAACGTCGGGCTTGAAGATCAATTCGAAGAGTGTGTGGAGGGACGTTACAGAGAATTTCGTCAGCCTCAAAATTACCAGCAATAAAAACCATGATCGTAAATCAGAGAGAGAAATCGATAGAACCGAGAGCAGCAGCGGCGACTTTACCTTTTTCAGGATCAGCAGCCTTCTTAGGTGCGTTACGAGTGGACTTCGGAAGATAAAGAATGCGGTCGACGGTGTAGTTCAGGAAAGTCTTTTCGTCTTTAGTAGAGCTGGAGACTTTACCCACGGCGATCGTGGGCGTACCGGGCGCCAGTTCGGATAACTGTTTCGACAGTTCCCCAAATGCGCTGAGCTTGAACCAACTGGTTTCTTTCTCGTCGTTCTGCCAAGCGAGAGACCTATTGGTTACAGTCGTGTCTTCCAGTTCGACCTCATCGGCTTTCGGCCCAAGGCCACCCGTGGCCATGAACATGTTGATCGCCAGGAGATCATCAAAGTTCTCCTTAGTTACGATCAGCATAGGTTGCATGATCAGCACCCCATCGGGGGTGGGTTTCGTCGGGCCGATAGCCAGACAGGTTTCGTCAGCTTGAAGGTTTTGAAGGAGTTTGCCTACGTAGTGGTCTTTCTTTTGTTTCAGTTGGACTTTGGTTGGGATGCGGCGATCGGATGCTGGCAGTGATTCTGCAATGACATCGATGATTCCGTCTGATTCGTTAGCTGTTCCTGTGACTCTAAGACCGAGAGTGAAAACGTTCACGTTCTAGTTTCCTGTAGATGGTTGAGCGATGGACGTTAAAAGCCCTGGCAATCTGTGTGACACTGACGCCTTGGCTTGCGTAGGCTAGCAGCATCCGGGTATCCCCGCCTGTCAGCTTCTCGTTTTTTCTTTCCGCGTAGCTGAAGTGGAACGGGTTTACACAGTCGCGGTTGCCGCAAGTGAGTCTCAGGTGGGAGTCTTCTTTTGGGATGTCCAAGTATTTAAGGATGACACTTCGGACATACAGCCGGTCCTTGAACACATAGATACAGGGGTAGCCGTCTTTATCGTTGCGCCCCTTCCATAAAAAACACTCGTTGTGTTTGAAGTCATTGACAGCCAACTTTTTAAATAACTCAGCTAGGTGCGTCGGTCTTGCTTCGGCATAGTCGAGTTGATATGAGCTGGCCTGTAAAGCTCGGCAGATGTCCGCAGCTTGCGCCTGCGCGTGGCCGCTTTCGTTGGCTTCGAGACTTAGCTTTAGGGTTTTTGTGTCTTTGTGTAATTTTAGTGTGTAGTTCTTCACCAGAATGCTTTAGGTTCTCTGATCGGGTCTGGATTTTTGCTTTCAATAAAGAATCGTTTTAGTGTATGTCCAACTGCATGTACACTGTCTAAAGTTTTAGCTAGCATACTAGCTTCTTCGTATGTTCTGAATACCTGTGCTTTGTCTCGGTTCTTGCTGTACTTGACGACTTTGGTTGCCGTCAGTGACGTTTCTACGTAGAGCCCTTTGAGGTTCAATATGACCCACGCCTCTCGGAAACGCAGGTGCGTCATTCCGGCCATTTCCGATTCGGAGTAGAGCTTGACGGGTTTTGTCTTTTTAACTTTATCTGTGTTCTTGCGGGGCGCCTGTTTTTTCTTCGGGACCTCACCTGCATCTTTATATTTTTTTAGTTTCCGCGCAGCGTTTGCAGCCTGGAACGCCGTGGCTACGCCCTCGTCTGTGATGTGAAGTGTTTGTTCTTGTGCGTTCCAAACTAAACCATGGTACAGCGCACTTATTTTTAGGGTGTAGATTTCTTTATCTTCTGCTAGTTTGATCGACGCTGCGTCCATTTCAGTTTAAAGCCCGCCTGGAGTGTACCAGACGGGCTCGGGTTTTAGGTTGTTCAGCAGCGGTTTACTTTTTCCTCTTGCTTGACTTAGCTTCCGCTCTCTTCTTAGCGTCCGACTTTTTGTTGCTTCCAGTCTGTTGTTGCGGGAAGTTCTTTAAGTTAGTCGTGCCTGGCTTGCCCGCTAAGTTAATCAAACCGATTACGCCTTTGTTTTGCAGATCCCTTTTGCTTGGTTCCGCTTTTCTAGGATCCGGTGTGCGAATAACTTCTACCTCAGGGATTGGTTTTGCGCCAACCTTTCCGAGTTGTCTGTTTAAGAAGTCGTACGCCTTGTCACCCAGCGGTGTTTTCTTTGTCTGCTTTACTTCGCCATCGAAGAGAAAATCTCTGAATCCCTCAGCACCTAAGCCGGATTCTTTGTAGATCGATTTAAGCTCCGATCTAGTTACACGGGGGGCATTCGGTTGACCCTTTTTCATTGCCTCTCGGAGTGCGGCCCCTACGTCCAGCGTGGTTCCGACTCCCTCTCTGCCGCCGCCTTCTCTGCCGCCGCCTTCTCTGCCGCCGCCTTCTCTGCCGCCGCCGGGGCGTCGAGGCCGGTCAGTACCGGGGGTCTGGTTAGGTTGGCGAGGACGATTAGGTTGATTTGGTCTGTTGGTTCCCGTTCCGCCCGTTGTACCGCCCCCTCCTGCCGATAAAGCAATGTCACCTACTTCTACACCTCCTGCGCTGACGAAGGGATTTCCAATATCTGAGAATGTAGGGCTTACAGTGATATTCGGGATCGATCCCCCGCCTGCCGAACCGTATTGAACCATGGTCGAGGCCAGGTCTGTCCCACGCCCTAACCGACTCCCCCGAGAGGATTTGGGATTATAAAACTGTTGAATCATCGTCGGGTATTCAAATCCCGTGGCGGTGGCATCCATTGAGTTCGTGGGGCGCTAAACCGTTCTCTTTAAATTGTAAGCGGTAGGCCGCTCGTTTACCGCACTTTAGTTTCGTGAGCGCATTTATTTATCCGCCCAAGTCGTTCCTACGTTTGCGTCTGCTTCCGCTGGCACGTCTTTAAGCACAAATTTTGCTGCTTTAATCATTATACTTTCTAATACTTCTTTATACTTTTCTGCTTGATCTGCTTTTACCTCAAGCACCAGTTCGTCGTGTACACATGCAACTAAACGAACGTCATCTGTGATCTGTTCTCCTAGCTCAGCAATCGCGAGCTTAAGAATATCTGCACCAGAACCCTGAATCAAAGTGTTAGCGCTAGCCATCATCGTTGCATCGTCGTAGCTAAGTAGACGGCGGCGCCCACAGGCTGTTCGGATGTATGCCCAGCCGTCGCGGATTAGATCGGCTCGTTCCTGGTGCCATGCTCGTAGCGTCGGGTAAGCCGTGTGAAATGCTGCGTGGGCGATCTTCGCTTCTGACAACGAAATTATCTTGCCGCTTTGTGCTGCGTACGTCTTGTATTTTCTGTAGCCCATTCCATACAACAGGGCGAAGTTCAGTGTCTTGCCATCTTGTCTTTGATCCTTGGTGACTTCATCAATCGGTTTTTTGTAGATCAGGCTTGCCGTCATGGTGTGCAGGTCAATTTTCTCGCGGAACGCTTGCCTCATTTGAGGAATATTGACGAGCTGTGCCGCCAACCGTAATTCGATCTGAGCCCAGTCGCATATAACAAGTTTGTAGCCATCATCTGCTACAAAGCACTGTCTGAACTCTTTGTCTCTAGGAACTTGCTGGATGTTGATTGAGAAAACCGTTTTCGCCTCTTTCTTGGTCGTCTTGCCTGAGCCGCTGGACGTGAATCGGCCAGAGTTTGCGCCGACTTGGTTGTAGCCCGCGTGGAGGCGATGGGTTAATGGATGAATGTTGCTGAGGATCTTTTCGACGTGCTCTAGTTTTGTTTCGATCTTAGTTCTACTTCGATAAAGCTCTAGCGTCTCATCTTGACTGTCAAATTCAGCGAGTGCAATCTGATTTAAAGTAGATTTCTTTGTCGATGCGTTTATTGGAAGCTCTATGCCGCACAGCGTAAAGGCGTTGATTACTTGAGTCGGGCTGCCTGGGTTGAACTCCTTCTTTGCTTTCTTGCCGATCTGTAACTCTCCGGCAGCGTTGCGGGGAAGCTTACTATCATCAGGCAAGCGCCGATCCAAGCTGGATATAAACTCATTTGTTTTGTCTTCTAGCTCCTTAAGTAATTTGACTTTCAGTGTCTGAAGTTTGCTCACATCGATCTTGAATCCGACGCTGCACATGCGAGCCACGGGGCGGATGCATTTGCTCTCGATGCTATAGACCCCTAAGAGATTCTCTTCCTTCAGTTCCGCTAGCTGTTCGGCTGCGATCGAGGGCAACACGTCAACGTCCGTGGCTGAGTATTCGATCTGATCGAGTGACAGATCCTCCATGCTCCAATCGGATACCTGTTGCTCCTTATCAAGCAGGATGCCTAGGCGCCGCTCTGCTACAGCCTTCAGTGAGCAGGATACGTCTGCGAAGTAAACCTTGCCAATCTTGGGGCTGACTTTCTGT